CTCTTTTCGTTCTTTGTGTGGCCGATTTCCCGGAAGGTGGTTGACCTAAGATGAGTCGAGCCGACGATCTTCGGGTGGACTTCGAAATGTTGGGGCTGTTGATGGCGAAAGCCGAGGGGTCAGGTGCTGCTGCGATTGCGCGGGAGCGTCGTCTGATCGGTGTCGAGCTAGAACGTCTGGAAACTCCCGGGGAGGTGCCGCTTGTCGATGAACTGGCAAAGCGCCGAGGAGGCTCCTCCGTCGTTGCTCGTCCTGCCGCCCGGCGCCGTAAGTCTGGATGAGGCGCACGGGGCGATAGAGCAGTGGGAGTTTTATTCCCGGAAGACTCTTGATCCGCCGCAGCGTCTGGCGGTCGAGATCATGATGGCGGAGTCGGCGACTGGACGGTGGGCGGCTCGCACTACGGGTCGGGAGATGCCGCGCCAGGGTGGTAAGGGCGATGAGGTCGAGGTCGTCGAGTTCTGGGGACTGACGCAACGCGGCGAAGCGATCCTTCACACGGCGCACGAGCTGAACACGGTGTCGTCTGCTCATCAGCGGATGGTGGCGTTGCTTTCGCATAGGGACTTTCGTGGGAAGCGGACGCCGAAGATCCTGAACGGGATTGGCCAGCAACTCATCGCGATGGGTGACGCGGTCGTTCAGTACCGGACCCGGACAGCTGGCGGCGGGCGCGGTCTCGATGACATTTCCAGGTTGTTTGTCGATGAGGCGCAGCACGCCCGCCCCGAGCAACTTGCGTCCGCGACCCCGACGCTGCTCGCCAATCCGAATCCGCAGATGAACTTTGCCGGTACGGGCGGGATTGCTGGCGTGTCGGATTGGTGGTGGAGTCTCCGTATCCGGGCGCTGGGTGCATCGCCGGGCGACTTCGGTTATATGGGTCATACCGCCGAACGTGTCTATCTGGACGCCGAGGGCGTTGTCGTGCAGGAGCCGGTCGACGTTTCTGACCGGTCGCTATGGGCGGGGCCGAACCCGACGCTGACCTATGGCCGCACCGACATGGATTTCCTAGAGGAGCAGTTCCGTCTCCTCGGCCCGGACCTGTTCGCCCGTGAGCATCTGGGAGTGTGGGACCCGGCCCCGGTCCATGCCAAGGATCGCGTTATCCCCGCTGCCGATTGGGAGGCATGTCGTGACCCTGACGCCGAGCGTGGCGAGGCGGTCACCTATGCCGTCGATGTCGGTGAGGATGGCGTGGCCGCCACTATCGCCGCTTCGGATGGTCGCAACGTCCGGGTGATCGAGTGGAACCAGGGCTCAAAGTGGCTGCCGGCGAAGCTTGCCGAGATCATCGACGAACGTGAAGGGCCGGTGTTCCTGAACCCGAAGGGGCCGACCGGGGCGCTGCTCAACGACCTGGCTGATGTTGGTGTCGGATGGCGGGAGATTGACGGCACCGGGCTCGCACAGGCGTGCGGTGCGCTGCTCACCGCAATCGTTGAGGGCCACACGCTACGCCATTCCGGCCAACCGACGCTCGACATTTCGGTGGCGAACTGCACCCGCAAGAACTACGGGGATGCGTGGGTGTGGGATCGACGCAAGTCGACTGTGGACATCTCCCCGCTCGTCGCTGTAACCATCGCCCGTTGGGCTGCCCTGCAAGTCGAGCAAGAGCTAGATCCTGTTCTCAACGTCTGGTAAGGAGGTCCGAGTGAAGGGCTTGCTCTCGAACGTCCTTGCCGTGGCCGGGTTCGTCCTGTTGACGGCCGGTGCGGCGCTTGTCGCGCCCGCTGCCGGTTTCCTGGTGGCCGGCGCCTGCTGTGTGCTGGTGTCACGTCTGGTGGCCGCATGAAGTCACTGTGGGTACCCGAGCAGCGCAGCATCAGCTATCAGGACGTGTGGGGGCGTGGTGGGGATTGGCAAGGTGGAAGCAGGTCGCATGCGAAGGTGAACGTCACCGCGTCGTCGGCGCTAGGGCTCGATGCCGTGTGGGCGTGCGTCAACATGCACGCCGGGATGGCTTCCACGTTCCCGCTTGACGCGATGCGGGGCGACCCTGCCGTGAAGGTGACGCCTACACCGACGCTTATCGGCCGTCCGTCGCTCACTGTCGAACTTGACGAGTGGCTGTTCCAGTATTACGTGAGTTTGCTGCTGTTTGGCAACGCCTACGGGGTGGTTCTGTCCCGTGACCGGTTGGGTTTCCCGACCACCGTTGAGTGGCAGAATCCCAACGACGTCGAGGTGACACAGAACCGCCACCGGGCTTCGTACACGGTTGCCGGCGAGCCGGTTGACGCCGAGGACATCTGGCACGACCGTTGGTTCGTGATGCCCGGTTCGCTGGTTGGACTGGCCCCGTTGACGGTGCATCGTGAAACGGTCGGGCTCGGCCTGGCTGCACAACAGTTCGGGGCCCAGTGGTTCGGGGACGGCGCCCATCCGTCTGCGGTGCTGTCCACCGACCAGGCGGTGAACCAGGAGGCCGCAGCGACGATCAAAGACCGGTTCATGTCCGCCGTCCGTGGCCGCCGTGAACCTGCCGTGCTCGGTGGCGGCATGAAGTATCAGCAGATCCAGGTTAACGCCGACGAGTCGCAGTTCCTCGAAACGCAGCAGCATTCGGCGGTTGCGGTGGCCCGTGTGTTCGGTATCCAGCCGGAGATGATCGCCGCTGCCGTGTCGGGTTCGTCGGTGACCTATGCGAACGTCGAGCAGCAGGCCATCCAGTATCTGACGTTCGGGCTGGACCGCTGGCTGGTGAAGGGCGAGAACGCCATCACCCGGCACCTGCCGCGTGGCAACTTTGCCAAGTTCAACCGTGGCGCCCTCCTTCGCACCGACCTGTTGACCCGCTACCAGGCCCACGCGATCGGCCTCGACAAGCATTTCAAGACCATCGACGAGGTTCGTGACATCGAGGATGACCCTCCGCTTTCCAACGGCGAGCAGTTCCCGCCGACAGGTTCTGCACGAAAGGAAACGTCATGATCGAGCGCCGCTATGCGCCGACCGAGTTCGAGGTGCGCCAGTCCGATTCCGGCGGCGCCGTCATCGAGGGGCACGCGGCGGTGTTCAACCGTCTGTCCCGCAACCTTGGCGGGTTCGTGGAACAGATCGACCCGTCCGCGTTCGACAAGACGCTCGGGGACAACCCTGATGTGCGGGCGCTCATCAACCATGACCCTTCGCTCCTGCTTGGCCGGACCCGGTCGGGGACGTTGCGGCTGTCGAAGGACAACATCGGCCTGCACTATGAGGTGGATGTGCCGGACCGTTCGGACGCCCGCGACCTGATGGTCAGCATGGAACGGGGCGACATCAACCAGTCGTCGTTCGCGTTCTTCCTGATCGACGACGAGTGGGGACAGACCGAGCAGGAGTTCCCGCTTCGTACCGTGACCGCCGTCACGATCCACAACGGCGACGTGTCTCCGGTCACATATCCGGCCTATGACGACGCCGATTCTGGCGTCGCAGACCGGGCTTTCCAGTCTCTTGCCGAGGTCCGTTCGTTGGATCTCGCGCAGGTGCGTCAGGCTGCCGCAGATGGCTCCCTGTCGCGGATCATCGCAGGCGATCAGGAGGAAGAGGAAGAGCAGCACGCCATGCACTCTCCGCTTCTTCTCGCCCGCGCCCGCCTCTCACTTCTGAGGTAACCGCCGCAGCGTGCACCGCACGGCATCCCTTACGTACCTACAACCCCAAGGAGGGGTTCAATGAGCGTTCTACAAACCCTTATCGACAAGCGTGCCACCGTCTGGGAACAGGCGAAGGCACACCTCGACACGGTCGAGGCTGAGGGCCGCGAGTTCACCGGCGAAGCCGACGAGACGTGGTCGAAGCTGAACACCGAACTGTCCGAGTACGACGCCCGCATCGCGGACCTGTCTTCGCTCGAACAGCGCAACCGTGAGGCTGACGAGGCCCGCGAAAAGTTCGGTGCTGGTACCACCGAGCCCGAGAAGGCTGTCCCGTCCGACGGTGACGTCCTCCGGTCGATGGCGAACGGTGAGCGCCGTTCCGCCGAGTTCCGTGATCTGACCGTGGGTAGCGCGACTGGCGGTGGCAACACTGTTCCGACCGCGTTCTACGGGCAGCTCATCGAGCACCTGATCGACTCGTCCGCGATCCGGCAGACCAACGTCACCGTGCTTACCACTGACGGTGGCGAGGACCTGCAGGTCCCGAAGACGACCACGCACCCGACCGCTGCGATCATCGCAGAGGCGGCCACGGTCACCGAGTCGGACGCAGCGTTCGGCCAGGTCACCCTGGGTTCGTACAAGTACGGGTTCAGCACTCAGATCAGCTCCGAGCTTGAGCAGGACACCGGCGTGGATCTTGCCGGCTACCTGGCTCGTGCTGGTGGCGAAGCACTCGGGAACGGTTCTGGCGCGCACTTCGTGACCGGCACCGGTACCGGCCAGCCGAACGGGATCGTGACCGCTTCTACTGAGGGTGTCGTGGGTGCCGCAGCCACTGCTGGTGCGTTCACTGCCGACGACCTCATCGACCTGTACTTCTCGGTCATCGCGTCGTACCGGCGCAACGGTACGTGGATGCTGTCGGACGCTGCGATGGCGGCTGCCCGCAAGATCAAGGACACCACCGACCAGTACCTGTACGCGCCGGGGCTCATCGCTGGTGAGCAGTCGACGCTGTTCGGCCGTCCGGTCGTGGTAGACAGCGCAGTGGCCGACCCGGCTGTTGACGCCAAGTCGGTCGTGTTTGGCGACCTATCGCGGTATTTCATTCGCGATGTGCGTGGCGTACGGGTCGAACGCTCGGTGGACTTTGCCTTTCAAAATGATCTCGTCACGTGGAGGTTCCTCCTGCGCACGGATGGTGATCTGATCGACACCAGCGGCAGCGTCAAGCACTTCGTTGGCGGAGCAGTCAGCTAGTAAGCCGTTCGGCGG